TCATCAGGTTTGAATAATATATGTACTGCCTTAATTAGTTCTTTTGGATCTTTTGGAAGTGGTATAAATGGTTCATCACTGAACACACGATCTTCCATTTCTTTGTAACGACCTTTAAGTCCTGTTTCACTTGATTTCATTTGCTGGCCGCCCCAATAATCAACAGGGCCGCCTTTGTAATTGTAGTTGAACCAATCGCCATTTAAAACAAATACAACACCATCTTTATAGAAATTATGTAGTGTATAATCACCAACTTTACTACGTGTTGTACTTAGATAATATTGTTTATTACCACGCTGTAGTTTACGTTCTGTGTCAGTACCAGGACTTGCTGTAAGTCTAAATCGTGCATCATTTAAAATTTGAGCAGCACTGTATAATCGTGTTGCATGATACACGATGGATGATACTGACTCAAAAAGATCTGTTAAAAACATGTATTATTTACTTGATTTGGCGGGAACATTGACTGTTACTGTTTCTTTACCATTTGTTTCAGTGACATGTACAGTGCCGTTGTTATCAACATCTATGTTAGTCTGATGTGCTAATTGTTCAGCAGCTTTGCGTTGCTGTTCTGCTGCTTCCATCTCACGCTTCTGAGCATTGGCAGCAGTCTTAACGTCTTCAAGATGACGTTCGCTTTCAATCTCTTTACCACGTAGTTGTAACACGATGTTTAGCTTCTGGTTAAGACGTATTAGATCATTATCCAACATACGGATACGATCAATAAGTGCAATCAACACTGTATTAGCTTCACTTAGGATTGGCTTAACTTCTACAGTTGCCCAAGTCCAAACATAATAAACCATATAGCCACACCCAGCCGCAGCAATAATTGGAAATCCATACTTACCGACAAGATCTGCTATATTATCCATTTTTCATAAACTTTCTTACTAATTTTTTCTCTCTGGTTATTAAGTATACCCAATCATTCATTAGTACTGTATAATAGGAAATTCCATTTGTTATTCGTTCAATGACTTCAACTTTGATGTCATTAGCCACCGTGTGTAAAAGCCCACCCTACAAGTACAACAAGCCCAACTGCCATTATGACAAATGCATATACTGTGTATGTAAATAGTTTTTCCATTTTAATCCCTTCGGGCATCGGTTTTACCATCTGCTCGTGCGATACGATCAATATCAGGCTTAACACCTAACGCATTACTCATCAGTGTATCAATTCTGATAACATCATGATTCATTGTTTTAACACGATTGTCCAATGCTACGATAATACCTTTCATTCCGCCAACACTACCCATAACACCCGCAAGGATGAATTTAATAACCAAGAATATAAAGTATCCCATTACAATAGCAGCAGCTATCGGAAAACCAAGATCAGCAACTAATTTGAAGAACATATCCATAAATATATTTATACACACTTAATTTAGTGAAGGATTCAAAATGGCACTTGGAGATATACTATTAAATCAACTCTCAAAGAATAAGGATAAGGTCGATGAGCCAACCACTACTTCCGATAAGATTAAAAGCAAAGCAGCAATGATCATCAGCATCTTTGCTGCTATCTTTAGCATCAATGCGTTCATAGGTAGTCAGTTGAGCAGCAGTGTTTTGAACAATACGATCAAAGCCAATGATATCTACAGCTTCTATCAAGCTAAGAGCATGAAGCAGACCATGACAGAATTTGCTCAAGAAGATGCTGTTCGTGCTGGAGATAAGAAAAGAGCAGATGAGCTGCAGGTTCGTATTGATCGTTACGAAAGCGATCCAGACACTGGTGAAGGCAAGCGTGAGCTATTAGCTAAAGCAAAAGCAACAGAAGCTGATAGAGATCATGCTAAGAAGCAGAGTCCATGGATTGGTATTGCAGGTAGTGTAATGCAGATTGCTATCGTATTGCTTACAGCCAGCATCCTAAGCAGTGGTATGTTAATGTTTTGGGGTGGGTTAGGTGCAATGGGCGTTGCATTAGTTATAATGAGCCAGGGCTTATTTCTCTGGTTTTAAGGAGTTTATATATGGATAGGTGTAAACTTATTTTATACCCAATTTATGCGTTATTATTGTCATACTTTATAAGTGTTGGGATTTTATTTCATCAACTCTTTTAAAGTATTGACAATATGTATTTTTATGTTATAGTCATATTATGAAACTTGACAGAGACATAATGATTGACCTGGAGACATTGGCAACCAGCCCAAATGCCACGGTTTTAACTATTGCTGGTATTCGTTTTAACTTCAATAAAGAGTATCGCACGATCGAAACACCATACGATATGGATTATTTCTATTGTCGTGTGGATACTGAAAGTCAGCCCAACAGAGATATCCAAGACGATACTGTAGCTTGGTGGGCAAATCAAGATGAAGATGTTAAGATTGAAGCATTTAGTCCTGAAGATAGGCTCAGCCTTGAAGACGCTATGCTTGCATTCAACCATTGGGCTTCTGGAGCAGATCGTTATTGGGCCAATGGTTCAGCATTTGACTTTCCTATTTTAGATACATGCAATACTCAACTTGGATTTACAAGTCCATGGCGCTATTGGCAAGCGATGGATGCTCGTACTGTATACAAGATGTGTCCTGTACATTTCAGTCCAAAGCAGTTTAAGCATCATGCTCTATATGATTGTTTGACTCAAATTCAAAAATTAACTGATTGTTTCAAGAGAATGAATATCGAACAAATCAGTTAATAAATAAAACCTAAACAAGTGTAGCTCAGGATGGAGCGGCTGTGTTGACACAGCGGGTCATGGGTGTAAGTCCCGTCGCTTGAATAGGACCCAAGGCGAATCAAGGAGAATACGATGTCAACATACTGGGGATACCATTTACTTTTAGATTGCTCAGGCTGCGATCACGATAAGATTACAGACGGCGCAAACATTACAGCATTTACAAAAGAATTAGTACGTCGCATTGACATGGTTGCTTATGGTGAACCTGTTGTGGCGCACTTTGCTACCCATGACCCTCAGAAGGCTGGCTACAGTATGATGCAGTTGATTGAAACAAGCAATCTTGCTGCTCACTTTGTAGACAGAGATAATACAATGTATCTCGATGTTTTCAGTTGTAAGACATATGAGATTGAAGATGTTGTTGCCACTGTAAAGGAATACTTTGGCGCTGACAAAGTACGTGTAAATTATATTACAAGAAACGCTTAAACATCGGGGGTAGTAGAAATACTACCCCTTATTACTTTTACCACCTGTTGCCAGTGCCATTTTAGCTTTCTGCTTTAGATCAACTTTAGATTTTGTCTTAACAGTTTTAGTATCAGCAGTTGGTTCAGCAACAGTAACTGGCTTACTTACAGGTTTAGTATCAACTTTCTTATCCGCTGCTTTAGCTGTTGTCTTAGCAGGCTTTCCTCCACCATCAATAATAGTTTGGAACACTGTTGCTACGTCTGACGGATTATCTAAACTTAACGGGCTTTTGATCTCGGTCTTCAATCTTCCTTGAACACGATATCCACTACCTGCTCTTGGCTTACCTTTACTACCACCTCTGCCCATTCTAAGTTCAATTTCAATCTCGCCTTCAAACTTAGGTACAGGTAGTTTTAAGGGATTACTGATAAGATAAAACAATCCAGCGTCACCAATTTGTATATAGTAAACTCCTTTTCTATTATACCGTTTAGCAATCACATCAGTATTATCAAGATAAATTTTACCGTTTAATTTTTTTAACAGACCTTCTTTTTTAGCTTGATCCCATGCCTCAACCCAAACTTGACCAATTGGTAAATTAGTTGGCATCTTTTGTTTTAATGGTTGAGGAGTAAGTTGTTTTAATCTTTTAATAAATTTGATAAAATCATTTTTCTTTGATCTTGTAATATCAACAAATAAGGGTTTAATTCCATCATCTACGTCGGAAGGATCTGTTAATGAAACTTCATCAGTCTCAAAATTATAGATCATACTTGTGCCGCCCATTTGAGCATATCTATCTTGCTTTATTTCAACAGCAAAATTTTTACCAGCAACTTCTATTGCTAAATCAACACCAACATTGCTATATCCAGCAGTGCTATCTAATTCACTGACATACCCTTTGTACTTCTTCGAAGCTTGTCTAACAGCATTTAACACTGAATTTTCATAAGCTACACCGCCAGCTCCCACTGACATTTCATCTACAGTTGTTACTTCATTTACTTTCATTGTAATTCTCTCAATGCGTTTTCAATTCTGTCTGCTTCTTCGTTATCTGCTTTGATAACGCCAGGCTTCTTATCTTCAGTTGATCTTAACTTAGGCACAAGTGCTCGTAAAAACTCAACTCGTTTTGGAGTTTTTGCTAATGCTGCCATGATGCTTTCAACGCTGTCAAAATCTTTTCCAGTAGCGCCTTGTCCTAATAATGTAGCAGCAATAACATCTGGATTTGTACTCAATATGTTTTCAGTACTTCGATTCATTAACCCACGCTGCCAACTATACTTTAAATCACCTTGACTTTTAGCAATGCTGCTCATTAATAAGTTGCGATCAGCGCCGCTATACTTACTGGCATCGCCTGCGCTGTGTAGACCAAACTTCATTTGCTCGATGTCATCGCCAAACATAAAGTCAGTTTGAACATAGCCACGTTGTACGTTACCATCAATTGGTGTTAAAAAGTGTACACTAATACCACTCTTCTTTACCCATGCTTTTGGATCTTCGCCTTTGCTTGCTACCCATTGACTAAGTTTAGCTACAAGTTCATCTTTGCCAATTGCTTTCTGATCTACAGCAATGTCTAAATCACCTGATGTTGCTTTCTTTCCGACGCTTCCCAGCGTGTTGTCTACAAGAGGTAATCCTGTGATATTCTCCAACCACTGTATCGTTGGGTTGATGTCAGCTTGGTTAATTCTGGTTGTTATGGCTTGTCCGCTGGCATCTTTGAATATGTTGCCACCTTCCATAACTAAATTTTTGAACTCAAAATAGCGCATACGTTATTTATGAGCAATTAACTGTCTGTTAATATCTCTGTTATATGCTATGTTTATTGATAACGCCATGGAGTCCATTATGGTTCCCGCAGTATATACAGATCCACGTATTACATACTTTCGTCAGCAACAGCGTAAAGATTATGGTCCAGAGTATGCTGAGTTTAGAGTGTTGGATGTTGAAACTATCAAAGCAGATATTGTAGATTGTCTCGGTGCTATCTTGGCACGTTGCTGGTTAGACAAGACACTTATGGCAGAACTTCGTAATGATCCTCACTATTGCTTATTACAGCAGGGAATGATACTACCCAAGTGTTTAGACATACAGGTTGAGACACATCGTGGCACGAATCGTCCTCAAGTCGTTGTATACGAAATCAAAGACGATATAATTGAGAAGGTATGCTCACTACGCATGAGCATGTTGGCAAGTTCATAGTAACTGAAACTTAGGGAAATACCTAACGAACTTATCTCCTGGGAAGTCTCTCACACGACGGATTCTTCCCACAATCTCATCGTAGAAGTTCCAAGCAAGTGGTACAAAGCAGATTTCACGATGCTTGTATTTCTCTAACTCTTCAATACCAACAACTGGAATACTGCGACCAGGAGTAAATGTACCCTGCTTAAGTGGCGCATCATCAATGATAAAATCCAAATCAATCTGTGCGTAGTTTAATAAGGTCATGCCTTTAGCCGGAGCACCATACCCAACCACCAAACGATTTTGATTCTTGCTTTGCCAGTTAACACAAGCAACCAAATCATTGACAATATATTGGCTGTTATTTGCCCACTTCTCATAAGTTTTAATATTATGTAACCCTGCTGCCTTTTCAAGATCCAAGAAGTTTTTCCATCTGGCAGGCTTTTCTTGTCCTGTACTCAATACATAGATACCACTGCCGCCATGTATTGTGCCTTTAACAAAATCAATGATATTAAGACCAGCACGTTCTGCTAATGCTGTCATACTTCTGTGACTGTAGAAGCTACGATGCTCGTGATAGATAGTATCAAACTCACCATTAACAATCATATCACACTGACTGTTTTGAATGAACAGTAGTGTATAATCATTCATCTTACGCTTGAGTAACTGTAAAAACTCAAGTGGGTTGTCGTTGTGAGCAAAGACATTTTGTGCGTATATAATATCAAACGTATCTGGCTGCACTTTTTGTATGCTACGATTGTTTAGAAAATCGCAGATAACATTATGATTCTTACTGCTTATAGGATAGATATTCTCAGCAGGATCTATTCCCCAAGTTTCATATCCCATAGCTTTGAAATAGTTAAGCTGACTTCCATCATTGCAGCCAATCTCCAGGACCTTGCCATTTGGATATCCAAATGGCATATATTCAACAGCAAACCGTGAGAACCAAACAAAGTATTCCAACATGGTTCTGCTGGTGCCACTAACATACAAGTAATTCTTGAATATAATATTGGGATCAACTGCGTCAGTTAATTGTAGATGACTACAGTCTTCGCAATATTGAACTGCCAATGGATATGATTCTTCAGGTTCTGTAGCTGTTGCTTTGAAGCTGTTGGCTAATGGTTGCTTGCCCAAATCGAATACCAATTTGAGTTTATTATTAGCGCAGCATAAACAATCGTTGAGTTTCTTTGAGTTTGACATTATGTTATTGTACATCCGCACTTAATTATTTCCTAAATGTTTGCTTGACATGTTTGTTGATTCCTGTATAATACTATTATGATGAACACACCGGACGTTCCCAGAGATCAATGTTGTCAAGAAGTTAACCCAGAACTGTTTAGGTATTTTCAATTGAAGATGCTCAAGATTATGGGACAAGTAGCAACTCCAAATTGGTCAGAAGCGGAAGTTGTGCAGTGGTTAGACACTGAAGTGGATAAATATGAGTATGACACACTGGTTAAGAATACTTGGTAGTTTGTTAATCGCCGCCGGAATTGGTACTTTGGTATTTGGTTCTATTGTAGGGATTGGTTTTTGGATATGGAGCTTATTCTTAGCCCAAGACTATACTGTAGCAGTAGGTACCTTAGGAGTCATATTAATCTTAGGTGGCTTTATCCTACGTCAATTCTTTAAAGAATCCCCTCAAAAATAACGGAGTCTACAATGCCTACACTGTATATGCTGATTGGCGTCCCTGCCAGTGGCAAGTCAACTTGGCGTGAAAAGTATGTGGGTGATGCTGTTGTCGTCAGCTCAGATGACATAATTGATCAGACTGCTGCTGCTCGCAATAGCACCTATAACGAGGTATTCAAAGAGAATATCAAGTTTGCTACCCAGCTTGCTACTGAGCGGGCCA